GACATCAAATTCGCAGTTCAAAATGTAAATACGTTTTCCATCGGCAGTATTGTCTTTTTGTTTGATTTTAACGTTAGTCATACCAATCTTGATTGGAGTATCAACAGATGTTGAAACGATTACAGCTTTATCATTAGGAATGATGAGGTTATAATCAGCATCAATAGCTTGAGGAAGTTCGAATGTTGAGTTACCAAATTGTGAACGGATATAACCAGAAGTCATATACTCTTCGCCAAGTTCAAGTCTAAGGTTAGTATCTGTAGGCAAAACTGTGCCGAGAGCGATGCCAGTACCCATAGTGAGCGTTTGAGCACCACCGTTGTAGGCTTTTACTTTTTGGCAAAGGATACGGAAGTTTTTCTCAACATAAGTATTTTCAATCAATTTGTTGTTGATTGTGTTAGTATCTGCAAAAGCGAGTCCGATTATGTCAATAAGCATTGCAGTTTGAACGCCTTCACTAGCCATAGCGATTTCTCTACCGTAGTCTACACGACCAGCAGCGATTTGAGCTACGTCAAAACCAAGTGCAACTTCTCTTGGTGTAGGTGAAAGAGTTACTTGTTTTCCGTAATGTCTTTGAAGTTGAGCGTTTGCACCTCTACCAATTTTTGAAAGAACATATACGTTTTTAGCTCTGATGTCGATGAGAGATGAATCTCCATCAGAAAGGTTTCTAACTTCTGCAAGTCTACCCATGTAGCCTTCGATGTTTGACTTAGTGAGTGTTCTGTTGATAACTTCTTCAATTACAGCAAAGTGCATTCTGTCAAATGAATCAAAGCTGAAAGCAGTTTCTACATTGATTTTCTCTGGGTCAAGACCTGAGAATTCATAACAGAATTTAACAACACCATCTCTGAATGACTTATTCTTTTCTTCGTATGAACCAGTTGTTGCTACATGTGAGAATGATGCGAATTTCTTTGGGTTAGTTCTATAATTGTGGTGCTGTCTAAGTTCTTCTCCGAGTTTTACAATCGCTTCGAAGTCAGTGTTGCTTGAAAAGTTTTTAGCGAGGCTCATATGTTCATCTCCTATTATGTGTTTAAATTATTCAGCCACTACAAGTCTAGCGATTACGCCAGTTACAGGTGTGAGACCAGCGTAAGAAACGTTTACTGCAAGTTTTTCTACCATGAAAGCATACTTAGCTGTACCAACAGTTGCGGCGGCAGTGAGAGTTGTTGAAGCGGCAGTTGGGATAAGGAATTGACCTATAACTGGCGTGCCTGTAATAGCACCATCTGAAATTTTGAAACGTCTGCTCTTAACGAGTCTGTAAGCTCTTACAATATTGCCCGCTTTGTAAGTGATTTGAGTTGGGTCGGAAACGCCAAGTCTATTACCTTGTGAATCTTCATAAAATTCGTCGCCTACTACCATACAAAGGTAGTCATCTGTGACTGCGGCTGGTACTGTAGCGGCATAAACATCATTACCTGTTGCTGTGTCGAGAACTGATGCTACAAGGATAGCACCGTCTGAGAGTGTTTGACCTGCTGGTACTTTAACTGAAATTACATTGTCTGTGTCAAAATATTGACCTACTGGAATTACGAGGTTAGCCATAATTAATTCTCCTTTGTTTATCTACTAGTATAGTTTTTGACTGCTTCAAGAGCCGACTTTGGTTTATCATCAATTTTCTCAATTACTACGTCATCTGTTTTAGGGATTCCAATTGAGAACACTTTCTTTTCTTTACCGTCTACGGCTTCTTTAGCTTTTGATTTTCTATATGCCAAAGCATCAACTTTTTCAGCAAATGCTTCGATAGACATTTCTACATCTGACTTGAGTGAATCTTTTTCATCATCTGAGAAGAGTGAATATTCTTCTTTTTCAAGAATACTATTGAATTCAAGAACTTTTTTCTCTTTTTTAAGAGCCATCAATTCTTCTTTCATAGCAGTGAATTCTTCTTCTGAATATGTCATTTTAGTTCCACATCCAAAATCTTCTTCGCCTTCTTTTTCTTCTGCTTTATCATCAGCTTCTTCTTGTTTCTTTTCTGAGTCAAGTTCTGGTTCTTCAAGAGCCATTTCAACTTTATCAGTTTCGTCCATACTCATTTCTTCTACAACAGGTTCTTCGCCCTCAACCAAGTATTGAGTTACAGTAACTACACATTTCTGTGAGTTTGCATCAATCGCATGAGTTGCCATGTCATAAGCGTATCTATAAAGAGTTCCTTCACGTCTGATATATACATATTGTTCATCAAAATCTTGTAAATAATACCAGTCATTTCCAGCAATATCTTTAAAGTTGGCTTCAAGGCAATCTCTATGTGTATTCATGGTCATTGAGAAGTCTTCTGTTTTAGTATCTTCTACTTTTTCAGCTTCATCTACTTTAACATCTTCTTCTTTTTCATCAATCACAAATTTACCCTCCGTTTCTTTATTAGCGTCTTTTGCTATGTCAACATGAGTTTCCTCATCATTAACAACTTCTTTTACTTTTTTAGGTCTGCCACGTTTCTTAATTTTATCACTAGGTTTAACATTTCCATCTTCGTCTTCTGCAAACAATTCTTTCATATGCTTGTAATATTCTTGAATATCACTATCATCATAGATGTCTGATGTTGAGAATTGGACAAATTTACTGTCCTCGAAGGTCTCAGTTACCCCTTTTGGATTTAGAGCACACAATGCTAAAAATTCCATTTTGTCTACAACTTTATATTCACTCTCTAAATCTGAGAACGACAATGAGACTTCCATTGATTGTGTTGAGTTTAGTATAGCTTTAGACTCTGGGAATCTTTTTGTAAATACATAACCTTCCATACAAACCCATTTTCTACCATCTTCTCTTTCTTCCCAATATGGTTCTTTGTCATATCTGGTTACGCCATATGCGTATGTCTTACCTGCTTTACGTAGGTCAAACCCTAGCTTAACAATATCACCCTCATGCCCTGAAATCTGACCATCTGAGAAAAAGTGTGCAACTACTGGAATTCCGACGGCTGTACTAAAAGCATCTTCAAATACTGACTCTGGAATGTCAATCTTTTTTCTATTCTTATCTGGGTAGGCTACAAAACATTTAAAAGGTAAATTACCATTCAATTCTTCACCAAACTCAAAATCTGTACTTAAACTAAAATATTCTGACATATCACTACTCCTTTCTATAGAATTTTAATTCTATTACAAATTAATACTATCTGTCAGCTTAATAGAATCGTTATCTGAAAATGTAAACTGAACATTTTGATTCAATGTAAACCAATAGACACCATTTGATTCATATAGAAAGGTGTGACCTTGATTCATAACTTTATCGCTATCTTCTTTAGAAAAACACTTAATAAATTGGCTCATATTATCACTCCAATCCATTATCATACAAAATAAGGAGTGGCATATTTTCAGATAATCCGCTTTCGCAAATTCTGTCATACATAGTCTGAGCTTCATCTTCTTCTTGGCGTTGTTTTGCAACGAAATCAAGTAAGAATGTATAGCTAAGTCTATCTCCATCTAATTCAGCTTGTTTGATAAGTGATTCAATTTTAGTGGTTGTATCTTGTTCTCTTTTAAGGTATAATGAAACAAGTTCATTTACAGTAAGTTTTACAACACTAATTGGAGTTACAATTGGCATTTCTACTAATTCATTTCTATCATTCAGATAGTCAAAAATTAATTGTGCATGAGAGTCTTCTTCGTCGTGTTGATGACCAAACCATTTTGCCAAACCTTCGAGACCCATAAATTTCAATTTACTTTGTATATTGGAATAAACATAAGCATTTTGCAATTCGTGTGCAATCTGATTAATTAACATTTTGTATAAATCATTACTAATTTTCAACGTTTCACCAACTTCCCTATACGGTATCTCTGGTATTACTACCTGCATCAGATAAAGAACTTTCTGCTTTAGGTGGAGCACCGTTATTTTTATTCGACATTGTTGCCGCAGTTTGAATAGGCTCTGTATACTTTCTAATATCAGAAGTGTATGAATCGGCAAGCATAGCTTCAATTTCGTATGGCTCGTATCCATGCATAGCATACATATATTCAACGGGGCCACCAGATTGAGCGAGTGCCAAACCTTGTTTCTTTTCTTCTTCATCAAAATATGAACATCCTGAGAATTTCACTCTAAACGAATATTCACCTTTTAATTGTTTAAGATGAAAGTTTACAAATCTTTCAAATTGGTCATACATATGTTTTACAAAGTTAAAGTCTGCTAGGTTGGAATATTTCATTGTGACACCAGATTTAGATTCGCCACCAAATTGATTGCCCGCAACACCCGCTGAACTCCAGAAGTTTTGCTCACCCATACCAGATATATTATTCTGACTCTGTGCTTGGTCGAAGTTAATTGCTTCTGCTTTCATCATAGTCATAATAGATTTTGTACCCATTGGAAGGTTAGCTTGTACCATACTGTTAAAGTCAGCACAAGTTTTGGCATCCATAATTGGTTTACCATCTTTATCTTTTGGGATTTCGAGTGCAATAATTTTCCACGTATCAAGTTCAATTTTAGATTTCAAAATATCCTTGTAATGTTGAATTTGCACAGCATCTTTAAATGTACCACTCAACGGAGGACGCATAGTTGCATTGTAATCTTGGAATTTGAATATTACAGACTTCTCAGGTGGCATAGGCTTCCAAACGTTGATGGCCATATAATCCTTATATTGTGCAATAATATCTTCCCACCAAAATTGGAATTCTGGTGCATACCAAGCTAATTCATTTGTGTATTTGGCAAAATAAACCAAGTTAAATGCATATGTGTATCCCAAATTTGGGACTCTACCTGTGATTTTACAATAATCTCGTGGCATTTCTTGAAGTTCAGTGTAATTATCATCCTCACGCAGATAGTAATAAGCACCACCATCAAGCATAGTGTGGAACATTACATTTCTGAATTGTTCTATTGGACGAAACTTTTTAAGCCATTCGTTGCTACGAAGCTTGCAATTATCATATGTTTTACGTTTGCCTTTTTCTTTAGGCGGAATTGACTCTGGAATAAGTTGATATTTAAAGCCAAGAATACTCGCAAAGTGTGAAACTGAGCGGAAGTATTGCATTACCGAACCTTCAAGGAATTGAGAAACGTCACGTAATTCTTTTTCGAAATATTGAGGTTGCGAAATCCACCTTTTAAGTTGGTCTGCTGTTGGATTTGTAGCTGAGTTGTTAACGTCTTTCATCAATTGATTAGCATAGAATGGATTGTAAAATGAATTCATTCGTGATAAATTTTGATGAGTTCTATTTGCAAATTCAGTTATAAATTGCTCGGATGAGAATTGTTCTGAAAGTGGAGTTTGTGGTTCTGGTGTTTTTTTAGTTCGTGCCAAATTTTCACCTACTCTCTGTGGGTGGGATTTTTATAAATTAAAGTGGAAGTACAGAGCATAATCATCTTGTGGTGCTTTGTTGAGATTTTTAATATTATATTCTTCTTCTTCCATTATTACAGATAAACCATACGCCAAACTTGTTGCTCTGTCTCGTTTAGTTCCTTTGTCAATACGTTCATACTTAATATTATTAAACCCAGTTTCAACCTGTTTTATATTTGAAAGTTCTTTTGTCAATTCATCTGCCTGTAAATAACAAACATATTCATCAAATGACATTTCTTCATTTTTGTATAATGAATCAACTTCAATTGCAGGTTTCAATATCTTTAAACTACCATTCTCGAAACACGATTTCATATAAGTGTACATTGTATTATTTGAATTATTAGTTGCAGTTATACCTCTAATCATTGGAACCGCATCTTTAAGAGACTTACTATCTTCGTCATCATCTAATATAAGTGGTGGATATTCTACTGTCTCACCTGTTTTTGGGTCAGTATATTCCCAAGCCTCATAGAATAGTCTTGGTAAGTGTTCTCCATTACCTCTCATATCAACAACTATTTTAGCTGTGTTAGGGAATCTTGTGTGATATAATTCTCTCAAGAAATCTCTTTGCTTATCCAAGGTAGTCCCTCTGTGTAATTGTGTGAATACTACTTCCTTAGATATTGTACCATTGGCTCTAATCTTCTTTTTAATAACATGTGTAATTGCGTTATCCGCATCATTTGCTGTAGATGTTGCAACGTCATGAGTAATTAAATATTCAGACTTAGATTTCTTTGGCTGTTGCAATTCACACTTTTCAAGAGTTCTACATGGATAGGTAAGTTCATAAGGGTAATAACTATCCCCAGACGAGCCAACAAATACAGCGTCATACTCATACAAAAAAGCCTCTTTGGTCATAGTTGGTTTAGTTCTTTCTTCTTCTATGTCAGATATGTCAAATATTTTTGCCTGTATACCAACCTTATAATCAAGACAACAAACAAAATAGTTTGCATCAGCACTAACCATTTTATCATAAAAGTATTTGAATCTTTTATACAAATCAGACGTTTTTAGATATGCAGAAGATATGAATATAACTTTACCTTTCTCATATTCTCCATGGTTTATTGCAGTAGGTCTTTTAGTTTTTGTCATAGGAATTAATATTTCTTCTATAACTTTGTCGCTTACAAGTCGTGCTTCGTCAATAAGGATGTACAAATTATTCACACTAAATCGCTAATTTAATGTCGTTTCTTTCGAAACTGCTATATGTCTCCATATAGATTAGACTATATCATCATCTTGTATAAACAAGAGACTTGCGTTTCCATCACCAATCGCTTGTGATGTACGAGTTTTCACTCTAGTCGTTGAGGGCATGATTAATCATTTCCCTGCTGATTGTCTCTATTCTTGAAATTGTCACACTTTGGTATTCAAGACTTAACGAGGGTTTCCAGCATATAAGCAAGTTTTTCATATAATATCACTACTATATGCCACTACAATTTAATGGAATCTCCATGAACGAGCACTATCTCCGCTTCTACCTAATACAATAGCTCTAATTTCAGAACCATTTCTAAATTCAACTACACAATCCTCAGAGCCAGTTTTTATATTGGTTATTTCTCTGGCTATTGCAGGATATTTCATCAATTCGCCTTTAACTTTTTGTATAATTACGTTTCTTGCTTGTTGTCCAACTCCAGATGCTATACCACATTTTAACCCAGAATACAAAATGCATGATATTATAAAGAACAATCCACACAAAAATGATTTTCCGAGACCACGACAACAAATTAGCATTACCCATTGATTCCTTGCCATAGCCCTCAAAATCAATCTTTGGAATAAAAATATCTTTAATCCCAACACTTCTGTTGCAAATTTATCTGGATATTCTCTATAGTAATCTATGAATTTTACCCATTCTTCTTGATTCAGATTTTCATTTTTATTCTTTATTGGGTCATAACTATCTGAGCTTGCATAGTCTTCATATGCAAACTCTTTTTCTTTTCTACTTTTCTTGCTAAAGTTTTTCTGAACAGCCATATAACCACCTACAATGATTTGTCTATATTAGAAAATTGCTCTAATAATAAATCAATATCATCCTTCTCGTAGTTATCACTCTTGAAAATCCATTGTTTATTTTCTACTAGTTCAACTATTTCACTAATACCATTACCAACTACAGATTTACCTCTACCACTTTCGGCAAACTGAGCAGATTTACAAAGGTCATCGTAAATACGCTTATATTTTTCATAAGACGTATCACTACCTTCGCCATTTATAATCTTCTCATACTCTTTATCCATGATTAAGCTTGCTTTTGCAATTTTCTTAGCATAGTCTATATGGTTGGTGGTTACGATGTTGAAGTCTGATTTTAGGTTTTCCAAATAGTCCTCTAGGTATTTAACCTCAGATTTACTATAAGTACCCATCCATACTTCGTTATATTTTCTTTTTTCCATCTTTTTATCTTCAACTATAAAAATAGTTTCGTCAATTTCACCTTGATATTCATCCGAATCTTTATAAGTTAAACCTTGATATTGTGGGAGCGAATTTAATTTTTGTACATACACCTTATAAGTAAGCATTTTGGATTCTACTGCCACTTCCCATACAGATTCACTCCACCACAGGTTTAACTCTTGACATAATTTATACATAGCTAACTTCTTATTGTCTTTTGTTTCTATACAATATTGCATATACATTTCTTCAATGCACTTTTTACAAATCGGCATAATCCCAGTCGAAGCATATAATCCACTATAGCTTCTATAGAATGAATCAGCACCTTCTGGTTTTATTTTATTTTGCTTTTTAAATGTTCCACATCTTACACATTGCATTGTATTCGGTGCAATAATTTCAAAACCTTCTACAATTAGAAAGTTTTTACATTCTGATATTTTTTCTAATTTAGTTGGTCTTGCCATATCATTCTCTCCTAGTTTGTATAGCTTTTATTTTGTCTAAGTCAATTTCTGAGAAACATTCTGTCCAACCACCAAAATACATTGAAGGTTTATATTTATAATCTAAAAATATAGAGTGTAATTCATTTTCAATAAATGTTGCATCATACAAATTGGTATTTATTTTATAGATTGTGTCATATTCATATGGAAACCTTCCATTAAATCTATCACTTATGTTTTCTTTAACTGTGATTCCTATCTTATAGAATGATTCACTTTCTAATTTACACTTAATTGTATATACTATAGCATCAATTTTTGACCATAGTTCTTTATTTCTATCTGCATTTGTTTTATTATATCCACCAACACCACTTTCATTTCCACACTTTTCGCATCCAAAACCATACAGATGATTATCTGGATTCTGCTGAAAATCTCCATGTTTCTTACATGTTATACAAACTTTTCCCTTATTCATATTATACACAGTTTTGGAATAGTCGTATAAATCTCCATGAATTTCAACTGCTCTGTTTTTAAAATATTCATTTTTATCTAATGCAGTTACAATTGTAGGAGTTTTGCCTGATAATAAATTAGATGTTTGTACGCTACACCACCCATATTTATTTCTTACCAGTATATTGTCGTGATATCCGTTATACTTACCATACTCTAATATTTCGTTGAACAGCTTTGGGTATTTATGTTTTAAAATATTTTTTATATAGTCTATCTTATTAATCGCAGATTTTAAAGATGGTGACATTCCTGCCAATATAGATGTGGGTTGAGACTTACAATCTCCAAACTCAGTATAAATCACCATACTGTTTAGCATTCCATTATATTTTCCAAACCCAATAATCTTATCTAATATTTGTGGATTATGGATTTTTACCATACCAATAAAATACTCATCTTTGTCGATTGCCGAAACTATACTTGGATATTTACCATTCAATAAATTGTCTGGTTTATTTTTGCAAATTCCATATTTGTCTTTTATAAGAATATACTCTTTTGCTGTTTCATATTCACTTAAAAATTCTAAAGAGTCATACAATTCTGGTTGCTTATCTTTTAATTCAGATATAAATTCTTCATGTGTTTTTCTTCTACTACTCATCATACAACCTCCTACAGTCGTACCCTACAATATAAATATACGGAAATGTGTTAGGATGCACACTTGTCAACTTGGGTAATTAGTCCAAATCTATCCGCATATAATTAATCTTATTATTTTCTCATTCATACTCATACCACTCCACGCTAAAGAGGAGAGAGTTCTGTAGCATGAAGCTATGTATAATATGAGCATGAATCGGAAAACAATGATTAAGTGGGTTGTTAACTCAACCCACTTAAAAGTTTGATTTTATTGTGTTATGCTTTTACATATCCTCTGGCAATCGCTTCTGCTTCAAAAGCTTTAGCTTCTTGACATTCATCGCAATCACACTCAAATTCAATTACATCATCTTCCAACATTTCGTCAAAAGTTTCATCATCTACGATATGGATTTCACCGCACTCACTGCACATTAGAACGTGAATTGTTTCTACAAATTTATACATATTTTCTCTCCTACAATTCAATATTATTAGAACTTTGTACTTTAGCAACTTCCAAACTAACTGCATTAGCTTTCTCAGACGCAAGAATTTCTTGCTGACTAAGCGTCAGTTTACTTGCAAGGCTTGCCTCACAACCCATGTTGATTAGTGTTGAATACATACCTCCAAAATAAGCACCCACAGCTTTACCGTCCAAAGCTTCTTTAGTTTCAAACAATTCCATTACCAATTCTTCATCAAACTCAACTGGTTCAAAGATAAATTTAATCTCAGAATTATTTTCTTCCGCAGTCATTTCCATAAGTTCTGCGAGTTGGTCTTCTGTAAGTTCAATTTCTTGCGTAGCATTATCACACATATTTTATACCTCTCTCCAAGTATTTAAAGCATTTTGTCAACCAATCCATATTCTATTGCTTCTTGCGTATTAAGGACGAAATCAAGTCCTTTTTCGACATAATCTTCAATCAATTTCTCAGGAATAATAGTATATTCCATAATCAGTGATTTCAAAACTTTCCACTCTTTTTCCCACTCTTCATATTCCCTACGTTTATCTCTTACGGTTTTTAAACCGTGTTCCATACAACGTTGGTCGTGAAGAATTAATTGTGAAAATTCTTGTGCAATTCTTAAATCACAACACATAAAACTGAATAGTGCGGCTGACGCACACATTCCCATTGCGACACCGTGGAATTTATATCCTTGACGCTGATATTGCCTAATGGTTGAAATGAGGGACATACATGCAATTAAACTGCCACCCGGACTTTCAAAATAAATCCAAATTGGTTCAGATTGAATTGGAGCCAAACCCTTTTTTACATCTGATTTTATAATTTGTTCTATATGTCGAATCGTTTTAAAAACCGACTCCGTATAAAATTCTTCCAAAAAGTATATCTTACGCTCTTTTAAAGCGTTGAGTCTCATTTGTAGTACAACATTATCTTGAACTTCATATTGTTGTTCCATATTCTCTCCAAGTTGTGTGACTTTATTGCAAGTTAATATTGAAATCTACTTCATTATCATTTTCAATTACAAGCAATCTTTGACTTGGCTTAGAGAACCACCCATTATTAAATGCATAATCGTCCACACCACAAAGACTGCCATTTGTATAAACCTTTGCAAAATGATATTCTTTGTTGTCGCTTTTGTGCCAATGGCCTATGTGTATGTAGTCAACCTTCATTCCAAGTGGAATAGCTAAGTTTTGTACGATTACATGTGGACTATGAGCTTTCAAATGACCATGTGCAAAGAAATGATTTTTCCCATCAATCTGTACATATCCAATATTATCATCAATCTTATTACTAATATATTCTATTGAGTTGCCAAGCCTTGCTTTGATATAAAAATCAATAAGTCTAGCAAATGATTCGATTTCGATATGCTCTTTATAGTTCATATTTGCCCTTGAGTGGTTGTCTAATGTTGAAATATATTTAATATCCAAACCATAAGATTTAAAATCAAGAATCATATTTGTAATAATTTCACTAGCAATCATAATTTGTTGCACAACATCTTCTTCTGACTCAACTCTTGAAGTAGCTCTAAGAACACCCTCAATATGGTCTCCAAGATTTGCAATATAAAGTGTGCCAACATTCATAGCAATACAATATTTTACAGTTTCTTCAATAAGTTTATTAACCCTAGCTTTTGCAACTTCAATATTATATGTGTTAAAATAATTATTAACAGTCTTACCAATGTGCCAATCTGAAATTTTTAGAATGGCTTTGTTTTCACCAACAAGTCTAATTTCTCTTTGTGGAATAATAAAAGCATCCATATCTTCTGCACATTGCTTAATAACTTCGATAATATTTTCGATACGACTTTCTTGACGAATTGCACCACGGTATTCCCTAAGTTTATCCCTAGTCCTAACCTGTTGTTTATACAACTCGTCCTGCTTCTTCTCGAGTTCATCAATATGTTCAGAAGAATCTACAATTTTATGTTTTACAGAATCAAACATTCTTTGGAACGCTTGGTATTGCTTACGATATTTACTCTCGGTATATTCTTGATTCAACTCTTTATTCAAACCATCTGCAATTTCTTGCCAAGTTTCTGTTGACTTCAATGAACACACTCTAAAAATCAATTCTTCATCACTTTCGTTTACAAATCTTTTAATTTCCATAATTCCACGCTCTCTCCTTCGTGTGTTGAGTTATTTTGTTTGCAATATAATAAAATTATGTTGTATAGACCCAATAATTATTCTTAGTTATTGAATTTCCATATAAATCCGCCAGATTTCTTTCTGTTTCCATTACAACATGAAGATATATTAGACTTGTTTATATTTGTTTCTAATGAAGCTTCCGTTATAGAATTATAATTATTAACAAATTCACCATTCAAATCTAATTGAATTATAGATTTTCCTCTTAACTTACCATTAATTTTCCCATTGTTTGACATTACTTCTTCTATATTATAATACAAATATCCTATTGAATTTCCTTGTTTTAACCATTTTATAATTGTACTTCTACATACATCAAACTCAACTGATAAATCTTGCGTATTTTTCATGCCTGCATTATATTTGTTCCAACATAGCACTTTATAACTCTCCATAGAAGATGAATAAATTAATTTAAAATCTACTTTGTGTACATCTTTTATATATTTCATAAGAGTGTTTTTGCATTTTTCTTCTAACCAATCGAAATCACTCTTTCTACAATCTATTATTTCATATAAATATCCGTTATCAACTGCTATATTATATTTTTCCAAATCGTTACGTTGTTCTTCTTCTAATGACCTACCACGACCAGTGTACTTATAGTGTTGTTCACCATGTATTTCAATTATCAAATTAATATTAGGAATGTATATATCATATTTTCTGTTTCCCAAATCGATTAATTTGGGTGAATATTCTGCGTTAAATTCAACGTCTACTTCCTTTAATATGTTTTGAACAAATTTTTGTGGTATACTTATCCCATCAGAGCAAACTTTACATCCAAATCCATATGAACTTAAATCATTTATTTTCATCTTTTTAATCGTATTGCAATTCGGGCATATTAATTCTACTTTTCTATGAGTTCTTATAGTGTAGTTATCTGCATCATTTGGATTACCAAAATACTTGACCAAATCAGGTCTAAGCAATGATAACCTATTCTTGTCACACACCACGCTTCCAGAACAGACTGGACATCCATAGCCTTGTTGTAAATTTCCCCAAGAAGCACTCCACTCGTGACCATCTATTATGCATCTACATTTTAAATGTGATAGACTACCATCAAAAGATTCACTTATTATGTCTATGTTTGGATTTATATTTTTTAATTTTTCCTTACATATGAAAATATCCATTCTTCTACTTATCCCACAAATCGGACAATTTTTACCTGATAATAATTCATTATAACTTGATTTAAATAAATAACCATCTATCATACATCTACACTCAAGTTTAGTTTTTGTATTTTTATAATTGCTACTAATTATTTCTATATTATTCTTTTTCATATTTTCTTTTACTTCTTCAATTGAGTATTTTATATTTCCAGCACACTTAGGGCAACCATATCCATTGGACAAATTAGCCCATTTTGCGTTCCACTCGTACCCATCAAGTTCACACTTGCATTTTAAGTATGATGAATTATTAATATATTCATTACTCATTATTATTATGTTTTTGTTTATTAATTTTAGCCTATCTTTACAAATTTCTAAAGTCAATGCTTTACCCATTTTGCATAATCCTCCTATATTATAAAATATAAAAGGAGTGGGCGGAGTTACCCGCCAAATCTCCGTATTTCTAAATTTCAATAACTAAATCTTTATATGGAACCCAGATTTTAGTCGTTTTATCTTTCTTTCTACATTCTTTTTCTAATAGTTCTGCAAAATGAATCCTATTAGGGTTTTCCCCATGAACAAGATATATTGATTTTGCATTAATATTACTATAGGCTTCCAATAGTCTATTATGTTGCATGTGACTTGAGAAACTATTTAAAACCATTACTTTGGCTTTATTTTGAATTTCTAGTCCGTCAATTTCAATATATTTCTTTTTACCGTCTTTTATTTGAGTAGCCAATGAGCCTTCATCTGAGAATCCGATAAACATAATCATGGCTCTTGGATTACCAAGTTCTTTAATTAGCCAATTCTTAATTCTACCGTTTTCACAGAACCCAGAACACGCTATCACTATTTTAGAACCATCATTTCTTGTAGCCATTTCACTATCTTCCCATTCTGATATCAAGTGCAAATTATCCCATTTCAAAATCTTATCCCAAATTTCAACATCTTTTTTAGGAATACAATTTCCAAACATTTTTGCAATCTTGACAGCTAAGGGAGAATCGAGTAGAATTGGCACATCAAATTCTTTATTATCACCATACAACATATATAGTTCATATAGTATTTCAGCAGAACGATTATATGCGAAACTAGGGATTATAAGCGAAGATTTATTACCAATACATGTTTCCCTTACGGCTACTTGTATCTTCTCTATATCCTTATCTCTAGTCTTCTGATTACATGTTTTAATATTCATTGCATATGTAGACTCAAGTAAACAAACATCTGCACTATCAACTACGTTAAACGGCTCTAGGAATGGTTTATTGATGTCAGTATTTCCATAGTCCCCGCCATAGAGTATTTTCTTTCTATAGTTTGATTCTCCATCACAAATAAATATTTCAATTTGTTGCGAATTTGCAACATGGTAAGTCGGAGTATATCTAATTTGTGTATATTCGTTTATCCAAATTTTAGAAAAACTTTCACATTCAATTATATGTTCCAACATAATATCAATATCATCTTTTGTATATAATGGTTTAACTGGTTTGCCAGTTACTTTTGAAATATACTCAGAATCTTTTTGTGTAATTTTCAAACCATCTTCAAATGCAATTTTAAAATACTCTTTACTTCCAATTGGAGCAAACACTTTTGGTCTGCACCCAATATTAAATAGATGACACAACTGCCCAAAATGGTCAATATGCCACTCTTGTATTAAAATATTTTCCAATTTCTTAATCTTGAATTTAAAATTTCTACTATTTATTTGGTATTGCTTAATTTTATCTTTACATTGATGCATTCCTGCACCTATCATAGTTAATGTATCACGGTATTCCAATAAATACATTGACCCAGTGACCGTTTCACTCGCTTCTCCAATGAAGGAAATTTTAGCTTTATTCTTACTCTTCGCCATAGTCACGCTCCAAGTATTCAACATATTCATCTTTTTCATTTATACGCATTTCTAATACGCAATAATATTTGTACGACAGTGCAAGCTTATTATTTAACATTTCTTTAAGCATCGAGTATTTCAAATTATAATCTTTACACAATTTCCGAAGATTAATATTTTGAACACGAATTTCACGCTTGATTTCATTTAAGCTCATTCTATTAACATAATTTACACATGTGCCATTATTCATTTCAAACTCTAAATCAATACAACCATTTTTACATGACAGACATTGAAGGTGTTTAGTTTTACCTCTATAGTCTGTGTTTAATGAATTACATTTTTCTGCTAATGGTGATTTATAGCACATACGTCATCATCTCCTAATATTTTTCAATTCTGTAATATTTGGATGTATATTTTTATTGCTTTGTGAATTTTGCTCACAGATAATCTCTCCAGTTATCTCTAAACAAAATAAAACTCCCAACTCAGTCATTACAACCGAGCAAGGAGATTATTCAGCCGTCCATTTAAGTATCAGCTCTAATATCATAACCCACCTTATATTAATTGTGGGACTTAATCTTATTTAATTTGTTCTCCGCGCTCATATATTTTATGATTTCTAATTTCTTCATTTTGGTTTTGTTCCCAAACTGAAATTACATTTACGAAATGTTCGCTCGGAATCATTTCATCATAAGGTAAATTATCAAATTCTGGTTTAATCATACCATAGCAAGATGTCATTGTAATCCATTCATCTATCCTTTGTGGCAGTCTTGCGATTAGTTCAATAGTGTCTTTAATCAATCTGGTCGTGTCTAATGCAGATTTTTCTTTATCATCTCTAATAAACTTATTTCTTTTCTCCATTAGCAACTCTAAATCAGCATTCAACATATCTCTAACTTTGCTCATTTCCATTTTATACCTCACGGCGGGAAGACGCAACCTATTATTTACTCTTTCGAGTTGGAAATTAGTTTATTATAATCCGAACTAATTAACAGATATAAATAAAAGTAGTCTGCCACCTATCGCCAGTGTCGGAGACCCTCCAACATCAACAAATGCGACAAACTACTTTATCCCCATATACTCGGAAGTGATATGGTTGGTCTGGTAGTCAATTTATTATTACTCCGAATTAACTAACGGAGGTTCGTAGATGTCCTATTTTACAGATGAACAGGTAAACTAATTGTTGACAATTACCGTCGGTCAACGGGAATTCGTTATCTACTTTACGAACACAGATTTTAAAAGTAATCTGTTTACACTTCTTGACTATGCACATTATTTTAAATGTACATTAATGCCTACAGACTCTCGGTACAGTAGGTCAATCTGCTGTAAACTTTGTTCCTTCTCCTCAATTTCCACGAGGGTTCAAATAAATTCGTTCACTTGTATTTCTTTGGTTCTTTTCACAGGTGGGTTAACATTTCCACGTCTCTTATCCAACTATCCATCATGGCTATTTTTAAGACTCGATTTACAAACTTAGCAAAAGTTATCAAAAATCAAATGTGTAGACTGCCAGTTTCTACTTCTGTGAATTTTGAGTTTAATGTTCTCCAACTTTCGTAGACCCATTCGTTCTACCTGAATTATAAGTCACAATTTATGGCTGCGAAACACCTGTAGAAGCTACGCAACTACTCTTTTGCTGTTGGCTCTCTGCCAAGGGCTTGAACCTCAACTTCCAGAGTCAAATTCTGGGGGTGCTACCATTACACTAATAGAGAAAATAACACGATTTTAAGTCGGATAATCGTAAACCGCTTTTAATGTTCTCATTTTGATTGGTCGAGTAAACCATCCCTTATCTAAAATTACCTCCAATGTTGACACTAGTGGCGTAAAACTCAAAGGGTTAGTTTTGTTCAATACACATTTTTATTTTCGGATAAATCCTATTCGGAGTGGCAAATGTGCAAACCACTGAAAGAACTCCATGAACACTGTGTCCGACTCAGCCTTCACTTCATAGTTCAAAATTTTACTGTACACTAACGTAGTACCTCTCGTTTTAAACCCACACATGTTTGTGCTTTGATAACTCAGTAGCTCTGAGAAACTTCACGAAATTTATTAAACGACATTTTCGAAAGCCGTTACTCTCTTCTCATGTGTGGTGCTAAATAACCCAAGTCTAATTATTTAGCCGTGTTAATATAAGTCATGCCTATCCTATGGATAAGAGATACTTAATCCCTCTCGCACATCACGTTGTTTACGGAGGACGTAGACTTAACTACACTTATCGAGTCGCACATGGCTTCTACAGGTACTCAATTTGTTTGACTTAATTAGAAGGCTTAATTTATCTCCATACATATACAAATTATTACGAGAATAATATGGTAGGAGTTTCATCTTTTATGCCCCACATCTTTAGAAAGTGGTATTGTTTCACAATATTACTCTAATTTTGACTTAATATTATGTCGGGATTCGTGATAATTCACAACGAGAATTACAGGAATTTTAACCGACTTCTCTCGAATCTTGATTAATTATACTACGAATACTCGCACTCGTCAAGTGTTATATTTGTTTTATACCAATTTAGCTTTAAGCTTAGACATCGCGGTAAATTTCACTTTCTTACCCGCAGGCTTAGCTGAGATAGTAATCTTTTCTGTTGTATTCTTAGGGTTAACACCTTGACGTTCAGCTCTTGCTTTAGTTTCAGAAATTTTAAACTTACCACCGAACATTGGAATTTCTTCACCTGAGATAATTGAGTCTACAATTTTTGTTTCAAATGCTTCAAACATTGTTTCTGCTTCTTTTTTGCTCACATCGAATGTTTCACTTACCAATAGTACCAATTCTGCTTTAGTCATTTTTCTCTCCTTGCCTCAATAGGCGGTTTACGTCATTAGACGGATTTTAGTGTAAGCCTTTGTTTTTATATTAATTTATGCTTACCACCACGGATAAATAAAGAGCTTAAAATGTCGATATATGTTGAAATTTCAATAGTTAATTGATTTTAACCTTTTATTCCGCTTACTTTTATTTACTTGTGATTGTTTTATTTTACTTGCACAATCACTACAATATTTAGTACATTTTCTATATTCGCTCAATATCAATTTCCCACAATTACAACATTCTTTATATTGATATCTTTTACCAATGGGTAAATTCATATTCTTTAAATACTCATTTCTAAAATACCCAGTTAGACTTTTATTTATATAGCTCACTGCATAATTATCATCAGTATAACCAATTAATTCCTCGAAGTCGATATCATTGTCTGGATTTTCTTCTTCATATATATCAACTGGTTTAAAATTGACTGAAATCCTATCAATATACATATTGACCTTATTCACATATTCATCCCAAGAAATACTCATCTTCCTATTGTTGGCAAATAACTTAATTCTTTCAGCTTCTTTATAGTTGTCTTCTAATTCCATTTTTATCTTTTCTAAATCTATACTACTAAAATCTTTTACAATTTGCATATACAATGATTTTGCATAGTGCAATCTTTTATAATATTCCTTTGTTAAATAACAATCTTTTTCACATACATACGCCCAAGTATTATTAATATGAATTCTAATATAGTCATAAGAATCCATATTGTCATCACTATACTTACTTTTTACATTAATACATGGTATATTGGAATATTGTAGAAATATTTGGTACAACTCATCCGAGCCATTAAGTTCTTCAACTCTAGGCTCAAATGAAATTGTATTATACTCCTTTTTGAATCTATATTTGCTATTCCATATGTTGTTTTTTACTTCACTTATGTCTTCCAACATACCTGTTGAATAGTCCTCCATTATAAAATTAAGACTCAATATTTTCCTCCGCTATTTCTTCAATTTTGTAGTATTTTCCAAGGAATTCATATGAATCAAAATCTTCTTTATTACACTCAACAATCCTTATTGGATTTTGGTCAGTTGTATTAGTCTTAATATTCTCTAACATAACATCCCCATATAGTTCCCAACAAAGTTGTTTGTTAATCTGAGTTCTGTAATTGGATGCGTGTATAAAGTAATTTATAAATACATCTTTATCATCCACTACAATTGCATCTGTTGACTTTTTAAACTTTTTAAACAAATATTCTACTTTTTTAGTTCGTGACTCTTGTTCATCTTCTCTAATACATTCTGTCCACTCTTTTGAAAATTTGTCATTTATCTCTCTACATGTTCTGAATAATGGGTCATTTTTACTAAATGGAATTGAGTGATTATAAAGCAAATCATATGTCTCATTTTTAATTTTGCTCCATTGAATCTCTTTCCTTTCCCATGTTTCAATATAATCACATAGTTCTTGCATGGGGGTCGGTGAATGGAATGCATTATATTGTACTTTTTCACCAGTGCCTTTCAACTCTTTATTTTTAGCCTTTCTTTTTTCATATACTTTCATCTTTTTAGGATAATTATGCATGATAAAGTACGGTAGCTTTTGGAGATTCTTTCTAAGAGACTTGGTTATAACCCATCTTTTACCAGTCTTTATAAAGTCAATTTCTTTACCTTGATAAATTCTGAGAAGGCTTATATTCTCGTCATTAATCTTTTTACGTTTTTCGTCTTCCGTGTAGTTATTCAGAATTGATGTAGCTATATTTGTAATCTCACCTATTCTAGAATCCCTACTGTTTAGTTCATACTCAGTAATATTGTCTATATTATATTCCACTGGAATTGCCGTAGCTTTATCTTCAATGTCTATAATAATAGGTTTTTTTATTTTTGCGTTGTATATAATTTCATTAGTACACATGAAAGCTACATCGCCATCCGCATCTGCCCCACCTAACTGTGGCATTAGTATATCATTTGCACTAAACATTATTACATCTTGCTTACTTAAATTAGGCATATATTCCAGTGCAAATTCTGTTTTATTATTGACTTTTACATTTGAAATCTCAGAACTGCATACGCACGGACTTCTGAATAATGTAGCTTTTTCTACAGGGAGTGTTTGAGTGTGAACTTCCCATTCTTTTAGACACCCAAAAACATCTAATCCTCCACAGTATTCTAGATACGCTTTCATATCCCCACATATTGTGTGATAGAACCCATCTACATAAATTTTCCCGAACTTCATTTGATTTATTGACTTACGGGTTATGTTTCTAAGTGTCTTACTTACAATGGGGTCTTTTAGCATTTTTCTATTTATCTTTACTGCTTCAAGATATTTAATATCCTGCTTTGATTTCTCTGTATCATTTATACCCAAGAATTTCATAGCATAGAATTCATCACCATGAACGACCTTCTCAAATAAATCCGTGGAGTATTTTGCTAAACCAATCATTTTGCCATTATTCTTGTTATCCAAGATATCATAAGTATTATCTTTGCTTTTAAATTTTTCAACATATTTATCATTTATTAAGTCTAGTGTCTGTAGATATTGAAAATTGAATCTTCTATTTAAATCCATGTTGTCCATATGATGTGAATATTTACTTATCCCTAATTTGTACTCATGTTTATCAAGTTCTTTTAAGTATACGTTCCATGCTTCATCACCATATTCGTCTTTAAAATACTTATAACCTTTCCACATACTTACATTCCAAAGACAATCTATATTCTCAACTTTGTGGAAATTACCAAACACGTCTTTAATTTCTGTAATGCCTTTTTCTTTATACCATCTTTTAAAGTCAACTTCTACAGATAACCCTTTCATAAAAGCTAATCGTATTTGATATGCACATGGAGTATAATATTTTTTACCAATATATTCATTCCACAGTAACCCAATTTCGGGTGTATGACACGCACATCCATCAAAAGGTGATATTTCTAAATCTTTATATCCTTCTTGAATAGAACGTTTTTCATATTTTTTTACTTCTCCTGTTTTTTCATCAGTATATTCTTCATCAGAACGCACTACATATCTAATGTATTGATTTGGTATTACTTTAGTGTACTCGCCAACTATTACAATGTATGGCAGTTTAAATTCATCTATCAATTTGGAAGACGAAAATATAAGATTTCTATAACTTTCGTATTTAGATATTACTATTTTTTTGGGAGTAAAATCTAAATTACTAATCTGCATTAAATCATGATGTAATTTCTCTTGAATAAACACTGTAATTCCATCTTTTGCCTGAGAGTTAGATTTGCCAAATCTTAGATATTTTTTACCATTTAAAACAAGTCCATTTTTAAGAATGTCGGTATATAGTTCTTTTTTAGCTTTATCATGTCTTGCTTCAAGGTAAATCACTTCCTCAAGAAACTTTGTTTGAAATCCACGAAGCCTTTCAAGTTGGTAGAATGCTTCTGATATGTCTTGTTTAATTTTAAACTGCTCAGTTTGTTTTTTATTGATTGTCAAGTCACCAATATGCTTATTGCCATTCTCGTCTTTTTTAATGAAGTGTTTTACGTTTATTTTTAACACTTCATACTGTTTTATTGGCTCAGTCATATTACCTCCGTCAATTTTATTTATTCATATTTCCAAACAAATCCGCCCGCCGTTGACTTATGTCCTCTTGCACACATAGTAATGTTTGAAGCGTGTATTCCTACGTCAAGTCCAGCATCTGTTAAAGATTTATATTTTTCTATAAACTTACCGTCAATACTATATTTATATATCTCTTTACATCTATTACTTCTTTTACCCTTTTTGAATTTATTTGGTTCATATTTACATAAACAAAGCTCTGTACCTTTTATCAAATATCTTCTTATGGTAGCACTTGTTAATTTCAAACTTTTCCCAATTATTCTTGCGCTATATTCTCCGTTGTTCCACATTTCACAAGCTTTTATTATGTTACTCGTTGTACAGAATAAAAACACATCATCCCATATAATATTAGACAAATCGAAATATGTTTCAAAAATTCCTATAAAACTTTCTTTCAACCAATTGTAATTACTATTTCTACAATCTACTATTACATAATTATTTATTTGTATACCATTTTTAATTGCGTTTTTATATTTTAAATCATCATTACTCATTTGTTTGCTTAAAGAATGAAAATTGCCTAATATTTCATTATAGTGTTGCTCGCCATGAGTTTCTATAATCATATTTAAATATGGAATGTAAAAATCATATCTTTTCTTTTGCGACCAATTAAATGATTTTTGTGTTTCAAATTCTACTCCTAATTGATTTAAAATTGCTATGCAAAATTTCTCTGGTATTGAAATTCCATCCGAACATACTGGACATGCAAATTTATAATATGACAATTTGCTTATCCTCATTTCCTTTTTTGTATTACAATCTGGGCATCTTAATTGAACTACACTAGAACTACTAAAAGAATAATTATCCGCATCTTTTGGGTTTTCAAAATATTTAACCAAATCCGGTCTTTGTATAGAAAGTCTATTACCGTCCCATACTTCGTTTATTGAAAATTTATTTTCGGATGCACAGTATTTACATCCATGTCCTGATTTAAATTCATTCCAAGTTTTAAAAAATTCACCATGTATATCACATATAAAAATAAGATTTTTGGAATTCCCACCCCAAGATTGTCCTTGTTTTAACATATATTCCAATTTGTTTAATTCTATAAACTTAGATATATTAATTATTGTATCTGGATTACCATTTCCAATTGTGCTTGGAATTTTACCAGCTCTTAATGATGAAACTGATGGGTATACAATATAACCTTCTGTGTTTAAACATTTAATTTTTTGATTGGCACTGGCGTAGTTCTCCCCATCAAATATTTTATAACCATTTTTATTAAATAAACACTCTACATATTCATAATCAAGTTTCTTACTCAATAATTATCTCCTTTTCATTTATTAATTTCCTTCTCAATTCTCTTTCTTAAACTTCTCATATATTGTATCCTATATCTATTCTCGTAAATCTCATCACTAATAGGCTTTAACTCTTGCATCTTAATATCTAACTCATATTGCAATCTATCATTCAACTCATGCAATCTTTTAATTTCACACGTCACTTCTTCAACACTACTAAATTCTCTATCTTTATCCATTATTCACCGCATTCCAGTAATGACTCATTTTCTCACCATCTCGGCACAAATAACAACTACACCCTTTATCAAAAGTACATCCTGCAATCCATCTACTCACCTGCTTTTCAGCACCATTCATCTCATCATAATTCTCACTTTCAAATACCAGTCTACCCAATTTTTCTACTCCACTGTTTCTCGCATAATCTGTCATAATTCACCCTGTCTATGTAATGTTTCCTTTAAACCTACATGACTTCATCCTCTTTAATTTATTTTTAATTTCTATAGTGGCTCAACCACTCAAATACATCATACCATACTGATTTACATTTTGTCAATAGTTTAACTAAATTAATTCTGGATTATCGTGAATATTACCAACGACGTAGCAATTTTCAGCATCATCAAATATGAAACCTTGTTCATGATATGGTGTAAAGCATCCATTTATAAATTTTACCACAAAGTCATATCCTTTTGCGTTTCTAATAATATCATTTTCGTAAATTTCTTTCATATCACAGTCTTTCATTTCAATATACTGTTCAACTATAAACCTATCTTTATATAAATTTGGATATTTAATTATATCTAAATAAAATTTACTGTCTATTGGTCTACTTCCAGTTTCAACTGATATAAAAATATTCCCACCGGATAAATACTCATTCCTACATTTATCATATGCTCTAAACTTAATTTCTCTCATATTTACCTCCAATAATAATTTAACTCAAATCAACCCTATTCCATCTCAAATATATTTTACCAATACCTAATACCATATCTCATATAACTTTCATCTCAGACCCATTTTATACACTTTCTTTCTTACTCTGCAACACACTACGCAACTCTACACCTTTCAATCTTCTTGATTCTTTTTCATCATCACTCAAAGCATCGAATCGCTCTTGTTTGATTTCCTTATACCTCGGGTGATTTTTAAAAGACTCAGGCAATCTTTTAGCAGATAGTTCACTGATACAGAAAATATCTTTTAGTTTATCTAAATCTTTCTCGTTGAATACAATATCATATTCACCATCATATTCAACTACGTTTACAACCTCAATTCCCAGCGCTTCAATTTCTTTTACCATGTTGCGACCTTTTTGAGAAGAAGCAATATAAGCGACTAGTTTTGATGAATCTTTACGGTAAACCGAGCCTCCACGATTCCTCTTGTTGCAATTCAAATATGTAAATCCGTTTTTATCATAATCTCCGTTCTGGTCACGCTCTACGAGAACCGAATATTTACCAATATAATTTCTCATTAGTCCTCCATCTCATTCACATCAAAATCAATACATTCTACATCTACATCTGTAAATCCACATTTATTTAAATATTGCTCAAGAATCATTTCAATTCCCTCAACATCATTACACTTACTTCCACTCATATTAATTTTGAAATTATAACTACCTTCCAACATATTACTCTCCATTCTCGACAATTTCAAATCGACTTTTATTCATAATTTCCCAACTACCTTTATCCATCCTTACAATATATCCGTCTTCTATTTCATACTCATAATGGTAAAATCCTTCTATAGTATATATTTTATCTTTTCTAAGAAAGAACAATCCTTTATTTACTCTATCTGGACAATCTTCAATTGCTTTCCCATAAATAGGTGTATCATAATAATGTTTACCACGTTCTAACTTTCCCTTTTTACTCATCTTGCAACCACACTCTCTATCAGCTCTGGAAATTTTCTTAAATACCATTCTACAAATTGTCCACTACATATCATTTCTTCTCCATCCGAATACGTTAGTGTATATTGGTCACAATCACTCATTTCAATTTCCATTATCGTCCTCCATGTTTACAGTAAGAATATCTTCTAAATAATGCAATTGACCACCTCTTTTATACTCTTCCACCAAGTTAATCACATCTATTACTTTGCTTTCAGAAGTAATCTTACCACACATTATCAGGCTTGTCAATACCATTGATGTCTTTTCATATGACACACAGCTATTTAATTCGTTCAATTCTTTATATAACTCTTTACTCATCTCACATTCTCCTTTTAATATTATTAACCTTGCGTACCACTTAAATACATCATGTTAACATTCATAAAGTTAAAAACTTAATGATTTCTGGGAACTCTAAACTAATGTCTAAATATTAACCAGCTAACCCCATTCGTTACGAACGGTTATTTGTTATTTATTAAGATATATTAAGGATTCTTAATCCTTCTTCTCTAATATTATAACTCGCATTTAAATCTCTATCAATGGTTAACCCGCAATTATTACACTCGTATATTCTATAGTTAAGATTTTTAGTTTGTATATTCTTTTCTCCACAATTGGAACATAATTGACTACTTGGATAGGATTGATTTATCTTTACGATATTCCTGTTGTTCCATACTCCCTTATATTCTAATTGTCTCACAAATTCGTACCAACTTGCATCGGATATAGATTTAGCTAATTTGTGATTTTTAACTAAATTAGAACTTTTCAAAGTTTCAAGACAAATTACTTGGTTTTCGTTAATAAGTCTTGTTGATAACACTTGTTGAAAATATCTTCTTTGATTATAAATCTTTTCATGTTGTTTAGCTAATTTTAATCTTGCTTTTTCTCTATTGTTAGAGCCTTTCTTCTTCCGTGAGTGATTACGTTGCAATTTCTTTAACTTTTCTTCTGATTGTCTCAACCATCTTGGATTAGAAATAATCTCATTGTCAGATGTAGTTAAATATTCTTTTAAACCTAAGTCAATTCCAATGATTGTTCCGGTCGATTCTTTTTCTTGAACAATATCTTCAACACAAACACTTGCATAATATTTATTTGTCCTTGTTTTAGATATGGTTACGTTGAATATTTTAGAAATGTTTGATAAATCTCTATCATCTCTAAATTTAATCCATTTTAGTTTTGGTAATTTTATTTTATTGTCTTTTATTTCGATATTTTTATTTGAAAAAGTTGTTTTGTATGATAATTTTGATTTATGTTTTGATTTAAATTTTGGAAATCCTTTGCTAGCATTTCCATTTTTAACACCTTTAAAGAAATTTGAATATGCCGAATCCAAATCTTTTAAAGATGCTTGTAGAGCAAACTTATCAACTTCTTTCAACCAAATATAATCTTCTTCTTTTTTTAAAATGGTCAGCATTGAAGAACAAATATTGTATGTCAATAATTCTTTTTCTTTTTTATATTTATTAATTCTCTCATTAAGAAAGTAATTGTATACAAACCTAGATGAGCCAATAGTCCTATCTATTAATTTAGACTGTGTTTTATTTGGATATATTCTTATTTTATATGCCTTATTGACAATCTTCACTATTCAAAACCACCTCCCATATATAATATATCACACTCAAGTCCAATTGTCAACACTCAACTCAATTTATTTCCCATTTATTTATTTTAATTATTTTTGGTAAATATCTTGACATCCTTATTTATATATGATAGAATAAGCTATCAAGTAAATCAGGAGGGAACACTATGAATACTGCAAAAGTGATTTCGCTACAATCATACACTAAAACTAATACACTTGTCAATGAGGTTACACAATTATTTATTTCAGCGTTGTCAGACTCAAATAAAGTCTTGACTAAAACAGGTAGAGATTACACACGACTTGTAAAGAAAACTTTCGGTGTGTCAGATTTATCACAAATTACCGAGCGTCAAATCAAAGAGTTTAACACACAATCACTTATCAACATTATTAAAGAAATGAATTCAGCTAACTTGTCAGCGTCCGCAGTTAATTTGTTGAAGTGTGCTGTAAAGAAATATTTTGACGTTGTATTGTATGTGCAATCTGAAAAAGATATTAAAATTATCAATGTGAACCCATGTTCGAATATGGTATTATCAGCTTATATTAAAAAGTCTACTAAAAAAGGTGTTAATACTAATACAAAGGAATTAGATTTTTCTGCACCACAAAATATCATTCACAATATTACAAAATCAGATGAAAATATTTTCACAAAATCACAAGACGTTATGATTATCAAAATTCTCCGCTCGACTGGACTTAGAGTTGATGAATTAATTAATCTTAAAATGACAGATATTGTTGAATTCAATAACAACAAGTTAATCATAGTTCAAAATGGTAAAGGGAATAAATCACGCTTCGTAGATATTTCAGACGAACTTTATTCACAGCTCAAATCATTTGCGGATGAAAACAGAAAATATTCCGAATATCTATTCCTGTCCAAAAATAACAAACCAATCAAATCTACCAATACGATTAGAAATATGTTGAAAAGATATGTAGATAATGGCACTATTAAACCACATGATTTCAGAAGAATGTTTGCAAGCACACTTTATGACAATGATGTATCACTCACTTATATTGGAGATTTGATGGGTCATTCATGCACCAGAACCACTCAATTGTATATTAATAGAGTCAATGCTATGAATAAGAAAATAAATTCAGGTATAGTGCATATTTAGTATTGACTTGTGCATAATTGTGTGATAATATTGTGTAGGAAGGTTAAAATTATGTGAGAGGAGGATTTGTAAATGAAACATGTGCTATCATTAATCATTCCGA